CCATCTTTAGCAAAGTTAGGTAAATCTGTAAAAGTTTGAGCAGATCCTTTGAATGTTTCAATGTACCCTGTGCTTTTTGTATAAGTAGATGTAATTGTAAAATCACTTGCACTAGACACATAAACAACTGACCCTGCTGCGGCGGCTGTTAAATTTGGAAAATTACTCGTGTCGTCATCTATTGCAGTAGCAATACTAGCGGCATCTGTAGTTAAAACACCTGTAGCAGCCACAGTTTTAGCAGTTTCGGTGTTAGTACCGTCTTTAATAGTAACTACATAATTTCCACTTGTAGCTCCTTGTTTTATAAATATAAGAGCTTCAAACGCAGCAGCAGAAGAAGGAGTAGCACCTGTAGTCTCTACCGTATCTTCAGTATTTAATATAAAAGTAACATCAGCAATAGTAACCGCACGAAACGCTGTGTCTGCATTGTCGGTATTTAAATAACTAACACCATCAGGAGTATCTACATGTTCTGGATTACCATCTAAATCGTATACTTTAATTTCTTCATCTCTAAGAACTACTACATATTGCTCTGTAGAATCTCTGTTAATAAAGTGAGTAAAAGTCTTAGCACCAGTAGTCAACCCTGACAAAGCCTTGACATGTTCTGTCGGGTATCTTTTTGTTAGACCGTCAACAATAGAAGGGTAAGCATTTACTTGTGATTCGCATTGGGTTGAAAACCGTAAGCTATCAGGCTGTTGCGATACCCCATTGATTAAGTTAGGTATTGACTTACTAATTAACATTACGTCCTCACTCTATTAATAATATTACCTCTATTGATAATCCTAAAGACATCATTGTTTTCAAAGATACTGTGATCGGCTGTATCCATTTCGTATTCTCTAAGTGCCATGAATGCTTGTTGTTCGTTTATTCTGTTAAACCTATGTAGTTTGTCAGAACCTAAAAGTCTATCCTGGTACACCCTAGCAGCACGAATCATAATGTATCTTTTAGCTACTTCAGGCATTTCGTCCCACTCTAGTAAAACAACAGCAGTTACTTTAAGAGTTTGTGTAAAGACATACGAATTGTTTACTCTGTTATACAGTTTAGTACCACGAACTACAATATCAAAGTCAGGGTCTAAGTTAAGTCCCTCTAAGTCTACCCTTACCATGTTTGTAGGTAAGTTAATGTTTGTAGTGCTATCTGGTATTAATGGATAATCTATAACAGTATTAAAGTGCCAACCATGAGATTGGACTTCTCTAGAGATTTCATCAAGTATAGAAGTAGCAAGTGAAACATCGGCTGTTACGTTTGACGTTAGTGAATTTATAGGGGCTTCCCCTACAGCACTAAGCATTGTGTTTACAGCGTTTAGTTTACTTGTAGTTCCTAACATATATATCTCCTAAAATAGGAACCACTCCCCTGTCGAGGAGTAGCCCATTGTATTGTCGTCAACAAACTTATGAGGTTTTAAGATTCTTTTAGACCTACACAAGCTGCGGGACGTAGGTAATTGTGACCCATTGCATACTTTGCTCATTATGTTCGCTCTTAATCGCTAGTTAAGAACCGCCGATTTACGGCTGCTGTTAGTCACCTAACAGTTCAGACTATATCATATCCCATATAGGGATTCCTGCACTTCGACTCGGCTTCGAGTCTACTTCCTTACGGAATAGTCGTTGAACCTTCCCCGAAGGGCTTGGCTGCTGATTGTCTCATAGAGAGTTTCCAGCAATTCACAGGATTAACGCTTGCTTATTACTAAGCAGCGAGGCAGTAGTTTACCATCAAAGTACCTTGGTTTTGTACCAAGTAA